TTTGTGATACGCGGACATACTTATTGAACTAATCGTTTTTTGGATGCCTGCAAGTTTTGTATTAGCTGCTCCATTGACCTTGTCAAATTCTAACGCCAGTGTGCTGAATATGTGATTAGTCGTAGTCGCCAAGTTAATCGTATCATTCCCCAAGACAGTCCAGCCATCAGTTGAACCGCAATTATCTATACTTAAATGCTGTTGAGCTTGAGACCTTAAAATACCATGTTCATTTGTAGTCAATGGTTGATAATCTCCATCAGCTCCAGCTAATGTCTCTACATTATTTTTTCTGATACTTAAAGCCATTACGCCCTTATCACCAGAAGAGTGAGCTGCGTCTTCTGTTTTAACTATGTCATCTAAAATTTCAATAGCAGTTTTAATTGCTCCTGTATCAGCGTCTATCGTGCCAAGCAAAGCAAGTGAAGCGTCTGAATTAAAATCTTGCGTCCATAAAGCCCCTTCCGCTGTTCCTCTTAACCTTGACCAATCCCCCTCCGCTTCCGTTACGGCTGAAAGAGCGTCATCTCTGGTAACCATTATTGCTTTTCCAATCGGGTCTGCTGGGGCGGCGGCGTCTTCGGTGTATTCCGTTCCCGCTCCCGCTCCGACATAATCCCCGTTGGTGTCGGTTAAACGAACCGCTAAGGGGTTTGAGTTTGTAAAATCTAAAACAGTGGCTTTGATAGAACTGTCAGCTCCGTCTTGAATGTTCCCGTCTCCCGCTCCGCCCTCTTCAATGGACATCTTTAAATTGCCAGACGCAGTAAGAGCCGAAGGAAGTTGTCCTTTTGTGGCTAGGTCAATTTGAACTCCTAAGGTGTCTTTTATTCCTACTGGGTCTATTCCGACCCCGTCTCCAAATGGCATAATTTTAAATTAAATAATTATATCTATTTGTCTGTTAAGTTGTTTTTCCATTTTGTCTTTAACTCCTCTCAAACTTTCTTTTTTCTCTTCAATCCATTTTTTTTGAACAGAAACATCGCCCTCTCTCTTTTCCCATTCTTTCTTTTTTCCGTCTTCAATTTCTTGGAGTTCTTTTTTAAGCCCTTCTTTTTTCTCCGTATTCTCTTTTTCAATTTCTTCTCTTTCGGATTTTAGAGAGGTTATTTTCGTTTCAAGATTAAGAACCTCAATTTTCTTTCCTTCTATTTCTTGGGACTTCAAAGAAGTTTCAACTTCCAGGTCGGTTTTTTCTTTGGCGGACTTCGCGACTTCGGCGTTGTTTTCTTTGGCTTCTTTTTCCAGTCTTTCTTTTTCGGCGGTTTTCTTTTCAATTATTTCATCTAACCCTTCAACTTCTTTGGATTTTTCAATTCTCTTCTCGGAAAGAACTTCCAGCTCTTTTTTGCTTTCTATCAAAGTTTCCAGCTTGCCGCCTATCCTTTCTTTTTCTTCTTTCAATTCTTCGGTTTCTTTTACAACGGCTTTTTTTTCAAGTCCCTTGTCGGAAATCTCCGAATTAAGTCCGACCAGTTTTTCATTGGCTTCAACAATTTCGTTCTCAACTTCTTTGATTTTATCCATCTTTGTTTTCAACTCTTCGTCCAGCTTTGAAAGAATTTCTTTTACATCAGAGACCTCTTTTTCGGTAGTGGTAAATTCATCCAAACGGTTTTGGGCTTCTTCAACTTTAATTCCCAGCTCTCTAATTTCGTCAGTTAGTTTTTGCTTCTCTTCAAGCATTTCTTCGTCGGTTTTTTTTATTGTTGTGTTTGTATTTCCAAAACTCATAGTTTTAGTTAATTATTAAATAACCGCAAGAACAGCGTCTATCTTCATCAAAGAACCAGTAACAGTTCCAGTTCCTTTGACTGATATTTTGACATATCTGTCAGCGAGAGGAATTGCTATTCTATAATTTCCCGTTGCCGAGAATGTGTGTTCTCCAAGCGTATCAGTTGACGACCCGCCGCTTTCAGCTGTGAATGTTTGCTGGTAATAAGTCGTCCCGTCTTCGGAAAATTCCACTTTTAATTCAGCGGTAGTTAGAGAACCTTTGGTAAAAGAAACCAAAAGTATCAGTTGGTTGTGTTCAACGGCGTTCCTGTCGGGACTTCCGCCTTTTTCTCCTAAAACAGTCCCAGCGACATAAGAGGTTGTTAAAACCGCTGAAGCTCGGACTGCTTGTAAGTCGTGTTTTATTTCCATAGGTTTTTTTTATGTGTAAAGAGGGGCTTTTGAAAGGAGCCCCATAACCTTTAACTCTATGTTGCCTTAGTCAATCCAGCAGTATACCACCAGTCAGTTCCGTCAGTAGTTACGATATAGACGGGAGTTCCCCCGCTGTCTTTCGCAACCCCAACAAATCCAGCTTTTCCTTTAGCAGTAGCTCCAAAGCAAGTGTCAAAGTTAGCCGCAGTAGGTGTGGCAACTAAATCAACACTGCCATCGTAAGCGGTAACAATACCTTCAGTAGCAGTTACAAATTCATCTACAAGAACCTCTCCGGTATCAACCTTCAACGCTTCTCCCGTAGCGGCGCTAATATACACCGCGAAAGAAGTGGAAGTCGCGCCAGAGTCAACAATTCTCAACGAAGTTCCCATTCCGCTTGCCGCTCCCGTTCCCGAATAGGTTATATTCAAGCAAGAAGCGTTTGCGTGGGCAAGATTTCCATCACAAGTCAAATTAAGCATACCAACTCCATCAGCTCCAAGCCAACCAGTGGCTCCTGTGCCAGAATTGCTTACTGTTATTGCTGAAACAGTCGCGCTTGCCGCTGTTATGGCTTCAAGAATTGTTCCTGTCGCGATTTCTCCAGTCGCTTTAATGAGCGAAGCAGTAGTCGCTTTGGAAGTAATAGTAATACAATCAGCCGTTCCTTCGTGGTCAAGAGTTACTACGCTTGAAGCTCCCGTTCCGTTATGGTCAAGAAGCAATAATACCCCAGTATCACCTGTATGAGTGGCTTCAAGTTCTAATACCGCGCTTGACGCCGTATCTTTATTCCTGATAATGTTTGAAGTTTCATCGTCAACAGTGGAGACTGTTACCTTTCCTTTGGTAATTACATAATCACCATCAGTCAAAGTAGCGTCTCCGCTTGTAAGCGTAATATCTCCAGCAGTTACGGTAATTGCATCCGTTCCTGTGGCATTTCCCGCGATAGTTACTGCCCCATATTTTCCTACCTCAAACACATCAGCAGCTCCGTTAAAGCATTGAATGAAATTACCCGTAGCGTCATGTCCAGCAGCAGTAATATCAAGATAAATTAACGCACCAGCAGCACCAATACTATCTGTTTCAATGTCAAGAACTTGTCCAGTTGTAAGTGAGTTAGCAACTATATGGATACATTCACCAGAATCAACAGAAGAAGCAATATCAATATCACTTCCTGCCCCAGCGTGCGCGAAACTCCAAGTAGCAGCAATCTCATTAACAGCATCTGTCCAGTTAAACTTACCGTCAGAAATAGTTAAATCTCCATTAACTGAAGGATTTAACGAAGTTCCTGTTAGCAAGTCATTGAGGGATTTTGTTGAACCAACTTCTGTGTCATAAAAAATCAAAGAAGTTCCGTCAAAGAGGATATAACTGTCATTTATGCCAGCAGTTCCAAATCCCAATTTAAGGTCATCAGCTTTAATTTCTACAGCAGCAGTTGTGAAATCCCAACCGCCCGTAATTACTTCGGCGGCAGACTTGTCAACTAAATTCCCAGAAGCAACTCCGTCAACAGTAGCTGTTCCTTCCATCGTCAGAACGCCAGCAGAAGCAACTTTAATATAATTAGTCGCTCCGCCAAGTTCAGCTACATCAGCTTCTAATTCATCAATATAAGCCACTCCATCAATATAAAGGTCTTTCCACTGCTTTGCGGAACTTCCTAAATCGTCAGTGTCGTCGGCGTCGCTGATTAACGAAGTGTTGATTGCCACGCTCGCTAAGTTGTTTAACGCCGCAGTTGCTCCGCCTGCTGACGAAGAAACGGCGTTGAAGTCGCAGGATGAAGTTGTTCCTTCATTCATATACACCGTAGTTGCCGCTCCGCCGTCAGTGTCAACGAATAGACAACCAACAGCGTAGCCAGCGTCTGCGTCCGTAGGAACTGTCGCTCCGAATGCTCGGACGACCATTCCGTCTTTGTCGTATTCGCGAATATCAATAGACGGAGTTCCCACTATTCTTTGTTCTCCACCTACTTGTATCGCGCGATTATATTTCTTAGGCATAAAATGTCCTTTCTGTAAGGAGTTCCCCCCTCAATTAAGAGGGGGAACGCTTACCGTTAAATTAAATTAAATATCAAACCCACGCCGAACAGTCAATTTCCACAGAAACTAAACTGTCTCGGTTTCTAATCCAAGTTCCCTTGCCAAATAAAGTCCAAGGATGAACATATTTGCCAAGTCTCAACTGGGCTTTTCTAAACTCAATGCCAGGCTGTTTCTGAACAATCAAGGTAATCGCTTTCTTAATACCCATTAAGAGGTATTGTTTCTGCGAACCCCAAGCGTCAGTGCCGTCGTCAAGAGTTTCAGATACAACAAGGTCGCCATAACCCGCAATGGTTAAGGTGTCGGCGGAATTATCGTTGGTAGCGGTAATTCCCGCTTGCTCAATTTTCTGTCGGTCTTCGGCGGAGAGAGCGATGTAAGTCGTTCCCGCTGTTCCGCTGTCGTTGATAGCGGCAGCCAAATTGGCTCTTGAAACATCCACATCTGAACCAATATCTACTGAGCCAGCCCCAGAAGGAGTAGCGTTGAAAGTAAAGGTTACGCCAGCGATAATTACTGTATCGCCCTCGGTTACTTGTGTAGCCAAACCTAAAACAGCCGAATAAGGAAGGTTATTTGACAATCTAAGGTCAAAACCAAACCTATCTCCGACTTTACCGTTCATTCCAACTTTATCCCCAATCATCGTCTCACGATTAGCGATAGAAAGTTGTAATGTTTCAAGCGTTCTTGGTCCGATAAGAGCAAACTTATTAGGGTCTGTTCTCAATAGAGAGGTCAAAGACCTTCCCGCCGCCACGAAAATGCTTGAAATGTTTGAAGTGCTTAATACAATGCCACTTCCGGAAGTTCCGTTAATGTCTCCCGCGTCTAACGCCGAACCTGCAACCGAGTATTGTGAAATAACCGCTTGGTCAATCACATTGCTTAATTGCCGTCCTGCGATACCAGCAAATTCTTTAATTGTTTCGTATTTGTTCTGAATACGGTCAATATCGTCCACATAAAATGAAGCAACCTTGGTAGTGTCTACCGTGATGCTGTCATCAGTCGTGGAAATATCTTTAACTGTAATATCTGTTCCTTTTGTGTAATCCTGAACGCGCGGATATGAACCATAAGGTTTATGAAGTTTGTCTCCTTCGTAAAGAATACTTTCATATTTTGTGTCCGCCAACGCAATACCAACATTTTCTTTCAAAAATGTCTCTTGTATTGTTGGGGTCCACAATTCCATTCTGTTACTTTAAGACCTCTTGCGAGGCGGGGGAACTCTTCGGTATCCCCTCTCTGCCTTGTTTTTCGGCAGAGTTCAGACTATCACTTCCCTTTCGGGTTGCTTCAGTTAGTCGTTCAGCGTGCAAAAATTTACTTACCTCTCTTATTTAGCTTTCTTAATTCAAGATACAATTTTTCTATTTCCTCAATCTGCCTTTTTTTATATCCAGGAAGATGTCCATCATTGTTTTTTATTCTGATTTTCAACTGTTCTTGTATTTTGAATTTTTTGAGAAGAATAATGCTTTGTGTCCTTTTTAATTTCAGATATGGTTGTATCTTAATTAAAAATGGTTTTAACTTTATTCCACTTAATGACCAAGTATATGCTGTATTCCAATTTGGATTTTCAAATATTCTTGTTCCCAATGAGCCTCCAAAACTGTCTTTTAACCATTCTATAAGATTTTTATCTGTCAGGGTTACTCTCAATCTTGAGCTGTAATATACTCCATACTTTGGTCTGTCTTTTCTTATTCTGAAGTCAAGACATCCTTCTCCGTCTATAAGTCCAGCCAAATAAGAGGCAGTAAGTTTAGACATAATAGACATAAGTTTTTGTTAGTAAATTTAGCTTCGCCCTTGTTCGCATTTCAGCGTCCAAGTCAATTAGAAGCAATTTAACGCGCCCAAATTATTGGCTAGGCGCGAACGCTGTTAATGTATTTGCCATTTTAGTAAGTTAGTCTAGTAAAACTAAACTAAATTACCCCAGTTGTTCCTTGATATGGTCTTCCCACTTATGAAAATCCTCTCGTCCTTCTTTGGTGGTTAGGTCAAAATCAGTCGGCTTCATACTGCTGTAATCCAGTTTAGCGGATTTACGCGTAGAGCTAATAGAAGCGTCGTCAGCTTTAGCGGCGGCTTCTTCTTCTCCTCTTTCAAACTGGATATAAGAAGAGTTCACCGCTTCGTCAATAGACACGCTATTCACTTTCGCGAAGGTCTTAACTTTCTCTTTAAGCTCATCGCTTAATCCGAGAGAGTTAAGTTCCTTTTCCGCAAACTTAGCTTCAACTTTGGCTTCCATCTTTTTCAAGATTTCTTCCTCGTTAAGGTTAGTTTGCGGTTGAGGTATTTCCTCTTCTTTTTGCTCCATAGGAGCTTCAGCTGGCTTTTCAGCCTTTTCCCGCCAATCACGCTTTTGCCTGATAGCGGTGCTTAGATTTTTTTGGTCTTTGATTTTATCCTCTACGATTTTATCAATGAGTTCTGATTGCTCTTCGTCATTGAGTTCGTATTGTTCCATAACGGAACTGCGAATTTCGTCTTCCGACCTGTCAAGATTTTCATTAGGCTCTTGCCCGTCCTTTTCTTCGGAATTTTCCATTTTTTTTGTTAAAAGTTAAACTACTTTATACTTTTTTACTCTGTTTTTCGGAGAGTTCACAAATTTCCTAGCCATTGCTTCAAAATCTTCCCCGTGGTCTTTTAGGGTGTATGTCCTGATATACACTCCGTTTATATTTTCAACCACGACTTCAGTTTTCTTTGGTTCGGTTTTTTCTGGAGTTTCCTTTTCAGCTTTTTCCTTTTTGGCTGCTCTTGCTTTTTCAAGAGCTTTTATTCTTGCCTCTTTAATTTCCTCTTCGGTTTTCATAATTATATTTTAATTTATAAACCTACGCTATAATCATCAAGAGATTTGTCAACTTCCTCGTCGTCAAAAGTCATAATCTTATCAAGCATTTTCTTAACCGCTTGATACGCTTTTTTTTGACCAATCAAATCCTCTATACTCTCGTTGACATTTTCTATATTTTTAAGTTCGGCAAGTTCGGCAATTAAGAACGCTCTTAATACTTTGCCTGCTTCGCTGTTTAAAGTTTTTTTTAATTCTTCCATAAAGAGACCCGCTGTTAAACGGGTCTCTGAACCTCAAAGGGTTTCTGGTCCTCTTTTATTTTATATTGCCACTCTTTTTATCTTTTGTCAAGACCTTAATTTCTTTACATCTCGGACAAGAAATTTCCAATTTTTCTTTGGCAATTTTCATCAATAACTTTTTACAATTTTCACAACGAATTTCTTTCATTATTTAGGTTCGGAAATTAAATCTATGATAGCGTCCATAGCCGACGCGGTAATTTCGCTCGGGACATCTTCGTAAGCAATCATAAAAGGTTTGAAGTCGCTTTCCTTTTTCAAGAGTTCATTAAATTCTTTAAACTGGGCTTCTCTTTCTTTGATGATTTCTTCGTCTTTAATTTCTTCCATCGCTTTTTCAAACTTTGCTTTATTCTCATCGGAAAAAACATAATTGTTATTTACCAATTTCGCTTTGCCGTTTTCTTGGTCGGCAAATTTCTCGCAAAGTTCAATTCGTTTTTTGTCGTATTCCGCAAACGCTTCGCTTGGCTTAATTGCTTCTTGTAGGGTTTCAAGTTCCGCCATAATCATCTTGCGGTTTTTTGAGAGAGCGTAACTAAATTTTACGCCTTTTAGGTTGCCGCAACTATTGATACCACTCAATAGTCGCTGTAAATCTTGGTTTGTCATTTGTTTATTGTTAGTTGATAAATTACATTGCTGACGCTACTTGACCTTGTTGCGCCATCATCTCAGGAGGAGTTTTTGGAAGGTCAGAGACATCTATATTTCGTCTCTGCATCGCCATCTCTATGAGAGCTGTCCTGCGGAGAGGGTCGCTCTCGAGAGTAATAAAAGTTTTAAGCGTTTCCATTTCAGCGGGAAGGTTCACACCCTCGCCTGTGATAACGACTTGAACTCTTGGCTTGAAATTTTCAAACCATTTCTTATGGAGTTTAACGAGAACCTCTTTGCTCTTTGACAGTTCTTTCATTTTCTGGACTTTGAAGTTCTCTGCCATTTCAGGAGAGTGCGGTCCAAGAGCGACAAGGTTGCTTACATACCAGCTGTCAACTAAAACCTCATAGTATTTTTTCAAATACTCCCCGTCGCCTGTAATTCTTAAAACATCTTTCGCTTTCAAATCTTTTAACACATCGGGCAAAATCCAATCTTCAATAACTTCCTCAAACGCTATGCCTATTTTTTCTCGGATAAAATCAAACAATTTGTTAGCGTTGACATTCAGCATATTTCCCAAAGAGAACGGGGTTCCCGACGGCATTGTTTCTCCCGTAACCACCTCGTAAGAGTTCGCCAATTTGTCGGCTACAGCCATTATTCTGTTCCAGTCAGCAATGAGTTGGTCAAATCCATCCATCCTCGTTTGAACTTGGGTCAGGTCTTCGGACTTAATTATATCGCCATTCTGTAAGTCCGTTAAAATATTCTGGGCGATAGTCCTGTCTGACGAACGGAAAACGGTTTTTGCCGACCATTCTAAACCGCTGGCTATTTGGTTGCCTATCTCGTTGGCTCGGGTTTGGACATCAAACAACATCTCATACATTCCCGTTCTCATCCACCTGCCCGAGTATCGTCCCCGATGATATTCCTTGTAAGGTTTTTCTTTAATTTCTTCGGCGTATAGGACTTTCGCTCCGTCCTTGTCTTTAATCCCGCCGATAATAACTTTCGCCAAAACATATTCCTTGTCGCTTCCGCCTTCTTTATCTTGGGCTTCTCTAAGTTCCTTCTCGGTCATATCGCCGTTCCTTTCATAAATGTCAAACTTGTCGTCAGGTTTTCCGTCTAAGAGTTCTTCAACATTATTCCAAACTCTTTTCTTGGCTCTTAGTTCGGCTTTGGTGAGAGTGTGTTTTTCAATCACATCGCTGTCATCCAGCGTTTTGGCGGTTTGGTTCAAAACATAAAAATTATTCAGGTCAACCGTTTCGTATCCGCCTTTGACTTTTTTCCAAACAATGTTTCCCCACTCGGTAGACGCTTCTATAAACTCATTTAGTTTCGCCGCCTCGCCCGAAGTTCTTAGATATTCCCTTAACGCGATGTTGGAAATAAAAATAGGGACGGCGTCTTTTTTGTTTTCCGAATAAAGCAGAATGTCTTTGGTGTCAAAGTCAATGTTTTTAATTTCGCTGTCCACTCTCGGAGAGATAATATCAAACCAGAATTTATAACGCCCCGTGCTATCAACCTTGCTCTTATACGCTTGGTTTTTGTAAAGCATTATCCTCTTTACTAATTTGAACTGCGAAAAAGAATAGCCGTCGCAAATCCGGACTACTTCATTCTCGTAAGTTTTAATTTCTTTTTGTATTTTTTTCATTTATAATTTTTTTATATTTTTCTATTAACTTATCAAAATTTTTGAAGTTGTTATTAAAACAAGCTGCATTCGTAATAACTCTTTCTTCTTTATTTAAAAGAAACTGAAACCAAAAATAAACAAATTTGTTTGTAGAATGTATTTTAACATCAATACCGAAATTATAACAATTCAAACTTTCAAGATATAACAAACATTTTTCCATATCTTTATTCCAAGTCAACTTTCTTTTAAACATTAAACTGTGTTGTTTCTCTTCTATTCTATCAATCTCTTTTTTAACAAAAACTCCAATTTTATATTTTTCATCTTTTTTCTTTTCTATTATTTCTTCTTCGTTAAGATTATAAATAAAATCCAATTCATCCCTAAAAATTTTCTTCAGAAATTTTATCAACTTATTAAGTTTAATAACTTCCTTTTTTTCCGTTTTGGATATTTTAAATTCTTTTGTCATAATTTAATTTAAGTTTTAATTAAGTTTTATATTTTTTTCATTCTTTCTCTTAATTTTTTCTTTCATTAACTTTTGTCTGTAGAAATTTCTCTTAATAATTTTTCATCTATTGGTAAAAGTTTTCCAGGATGTCCTTTAAGCCATCTTTTTTCTTTTGTAGTTAATTTTTGTTTAAATCTTTTTATCAATTTTTCTAAATTCATATAAGTTTTTTACAAGCCTTTATCTCTTAAAATTTCTTCTCTTCTTTTTTTTCTATTTTGTCTTAATTTTTCTTTCTCTTTTTCAAGAGGGTCGTTTCTCTTCTCCATAAATTCTCTAAATTGTTTTCCCGCTTCATTTTTCATAAAACATAATCTCCTCTCAACCGCTCGCGGCGGTTATTTAAAATTCTAACTCTCTCCACGGGGTCGTTATATTCGGCGTCGGGACGAATAGCAATCTCGGACATAGAAGCTAATGAGTCAGAAAGGTCATCGTGTTTGGACTTCGGAAACCTCAACAGCTCATCTTTCAGTTCAACTTGTTCTTCTCTTAAAAATATCTTGCCTCTTTCAAATCTGGGAACTAATCCTTTAATTCTCGCCTCTTTTGAGGTAGTGTGTTTCAATTCCTCTATTTGTAAAAACTTGTTCCTCTTTCTCATCTCCGCTTCCAAATCGGGCTTAAAAGCGTTGGTGAACATTGTCTTTTCAATTCCTATCTTCAATGATGGATATTTAGCGTCAAACGCGAACAAACGGTCAATAATCTCGGTGGCGTTCGCTTTGTCGGCTATCGCTTCCAGAATATACCAATTATCGTCTTTGTCAACAGCGTTCAATATCCACCCGTTGCTGTCAGCGTCTTTGCCCTCTCCGCCCCCAGCGGTATCCAAAGAAAGATAATAATTATAAACGCCTTCTTCCAATTTCTTAAAATACTTAAACCACGAATTCTTAAACGAAGCGTTGGCTTCATCTATGGGATTATTAAGATATTGAGCTGAGAATTCCGCGTTTCCTTTCTCTTTTCTTAACTCTTCCAAATACTCCTTGCTAAACTTCTTTGGAAAAATCGCTTTGCCTTTCTCCCAACAAGTCCTGAAAAATACATCAAACCTATTACTGTCCAAAAGAAACTGATACAAATCATCAAAATGCCATCTCGTCCCAATGTAAATCAAAATCCCTTCAGGGTCTAATAAGTCAAGCAAATCCTTATGATAAATCTTGGTTTTCATCAACTGCTCCCGAGTGTTAATACTCTCCCGATTAACCAAATCATCACCGATAATCAAATCAAAATGCTTGCTAACGATACTCTTATCAACCGAAGAAGTCAAAACGGAACTCTCTTTAATCTGCCTCTTGCTCCGCTGGTTAATAATAATTTCTGTCTCATTCCACTTTTCCGACTTAAACTTCCCAAACAAATGAATTAGCTTCTCGTTTCCTTCCAAATAACCCTTAATCCCTTTTAAAAAGTCCTGCGAGTTATCCAGAGTGGCGTTGGTTATTAAAATTCTGGCGTTGGGATTATTCAAGAGCGTCTGAATAATCAGCGGAATAGTTACTAAACTTGATTTAAGATGTCCCCTGCTAACCAGCAATAACTTCCGCTTGCTCTCATTCTGGGCAAATTTCATCATTTCATAATGAAATTGAGCAAGGATTGGCTTATAATACTCAGGGTCAAGAACCTCGGTAACCAAATAAGATAAATTCTCTTTACAAAGAACCATTTCCAGAGCGTCTTTGGCGTCGCTAAATTGCTTGGCTGAAAATTCTTTTCTTTTTTTTTCCAGTAACTTTAACTTTTCAAGATTGTTTATTGACATTATTCTGGAATTGTGTTGTTATAAAGTGTTTTCAAAAATGTTACAAAATTGTTTGGGTCGGTATATAATTATTCCTAGAAACTTTTTAATCTTGCCTACCCCCCCCTTTGACTATTGAGGTTGTTATTTGGTCATATCGTCCCTAAATTCCTTTACTTGCCCTTTTACGCTTTCAACCTTCTTCTTTCCCCAATTGAATGTCTTGCCTAAAACGGTGATTGACGAGTCGCCTGTTGCTTTTGCTTTTTTGAGACACCAGAGAATATAAGGAATGACTTCATCTTTTTTGAGCCCGAGTTTTTTATAATTCGGTTCGCCGTGATTTCCCCGTTCTGATCCCTTTGGTCCTTCGGCTCCGCATTTCACGCAATGCCCTTCTTTGTTCGGAATGGATTGTTCGGAATGGATTTGGGACTGTTCGGAATGGATTTGTTTGGAATGGGAACGGTTATAAGACATCCTGCACTTGTCGTTACAAAATAACCTTTCCCTTTGGCTTGTTTGCGGAACATCAGCCCCGCATTGCTTACAGTTAGTCATTTTTTAAGTTTAAGAGCTTGTCTATGGCTAAAATATCAACTTTCCCGGCGTTTACGAAGATATTTTTGGTTTCTTCGGTTTTTTCTTTGTTTAAAAGCCCTTTTATCTCCATAAAATCCCTATTTGTGTTTCTGGCTGTTGACAATTGGTTTATTTTATAAGCTTTATCTCTAATTTCTTTGTGTTTTTTTAATAAATTATTATCAGTTAGGTCTAATTCTTTACTTTCCATTACTTCTATAATGGTTTTTTTTATTCTAGGATTTTTTAGGG